AAGATTAGTACCAATCCTGTACGCCAGATCAATCGCATTAAACAATGTTCTTCTCCCTCAGATTAGCGTAGAAGCGGTCCTTGATCACTGCAACCGCGCCCTCAATGTCGTTCTCGACCTCAGTCGGTGTCTTGTCATAAACGAACGCGACGAATTGAAAGTCAACCCCCGCGTACTCGTTCATGCACCCACTCATGTATCGCCCGAAGATTCCCTCAGCGATCCAGGCCACCGTCTCTTTGTAATTCCTCATTCGTCGTCCTCTTTGCGCACCTGCGCGTTCAGGTAGTGCCGATTCTCGCGATTGACGAGGCGCTTGTTGCGCCGCTTCGCTTCAGGCGTCCAGATGCCGTCGTCAGTCCACCCCGTGTGCCGCGCTTCGCGCTTCAGGTGCTTCTCAAGCTTCAGCGCACCGTCACGGCCCTGAGTAACGCCGTTCTTCACAACGTCTGCCACGCGCCAAGACTTGTACTTGGCGGGATACTTGCGAAACGTATGCGACATATTACCTCTTCGGCGGAAACAACACTTCGAAAAATTCACTCGGGCCAAACGTCGAGTATGAGCGACACTGCCACGATCCCTTGTAGTCCCAGATCGCACACTCCACCCCGTTGATCGTGAACCCCCACGAATACTTCACCTTGTCAGGGTCATCGACAACGTTCGGCTTGAAGCCAAGGATCTTGTCAATCTCAGTTTTCGTATAGCCAGTGATCGTGCCCGTACGGTGGGACGAAATGAACTTGGTGGTCGGAACAATTTTCATCGCTTGCCCTTGAAGTAAAAAGCGTCGTCATACTGATCATACGGCAACGGCTCGTTGAGCAGAGCCATCGCGAGGGTGAAGTCTTCCGCACCGATGCACGGGTCATCATCCTCGTCAAACGGCTGATCGCGATAGAACTCCATCCACGACTGCACATCCGCGCGGGTGACATGACCACGCGGGCGGAAGCCATTGCGATCCTTGTACGCATCCGAATAGAACCCGTACAGGTCGCAATCGACCTCAGCGCAGTGCGCCTGGGCCCCGAGCGCCTCCAGAAGCTGGACGACAGTGCGGTCGTACATTTCGTTGGCTACCGCCAACGCTTCTGCGTCGCCGCGACCCATCGCATCATACGCCGCGGTGCGCACGGCGGCCTGCGTGTTCTGCAGGCCCTTAACAAACGCAGTTTTCGGAACACTCATGTTAGCCTTCCGCCAGAGTCTTGGCGAACTTGTTGCGCAGATAGTCAGCCGGGTACGCACCGTCGAACGCGACGACCGTCACCTTACGCGCCCGGAACAGCTCGCCCGTCAGTTCGGTTTCCAGAACCTTGTCAGTGCGCAGTTCGCGCGCCTTGATCATCGCCGACTTGCGCGACCCGCATTGCAGCCAGCGCACAAACTTACGACCAGCCGACAGACCAGACAGCATTTCCGCTTCCCAGACAACCGCGACGACCTTCGTTCCCATGCGAGCCATTTGCTTTCCTTAGTCAGATTTCTCAGATAACACCGTAATCCTACAGGGTATCGGACCACGTGTCTAATACTTTATCCTTATGACCATTCGGCTAATCATAGCTGGAAGAAATATGTAATGGAATCAAGCACTTACAGAACCCCTATAGGAATCAAGCACTTAGCTCGGCGTCAGGAAACGCGCTCTGAGCGTTTCAGACGGGCGGGGTGGGGTCAAGGTAGCTGGCCCCGCCCCTCAGGCTCGGAAAGGGGCTATTCCAGCACGGAGATTAGCCCCTTTCTCGACCGCATTAGCCCGTTTCACTGTCAGACTCGCGACCCCTTAGTTTGTACTGAACATAAAGACCCTTAGCTCGGATCAGGTACTTCCTCAGCCCTTTTAGGCTCGGACAGGAGCCCGGGGTACGCGAGCCGAACGAGGTCCTCGTTCAAGCCAGCATACATCGTCGGCAACTGTCCGTCCTTTATAGCGACAACGAGGTCTGCGTCTGTGTGATGCAGTCCCTCAAGTAAATCGATGAACAACATTTCCTTTCGCGTTCGCTTAACGTTGGTGTAACGCTTGTCGAAAATGTAGAGCAGTCTTCCTTGCGCCTTGAGGTTGTTATGTGCAAAGCCCTCAGGGATGCTGCGATCATGCTTTGTCGGCGGCGCGCCTTCAGGCAGATCCCACTCATATGCGGGATCGAACGCGGCACGCAACCAATTCTGAATCCCAGGCTCAACATGCTTTCGCAGCAGCCACACCTTCTCGTCAATCGTCGGTGCTTTGGCCACCGCCTCAAAGACTTGTCTGATCGTAAGTTTCGACATTAGAAATCCCCCACACATTCAAGCATGTTGCGCATACGGTGCTTGATGAAATAATCCAACAGTCCGCGCCGACTGTTCACCACCTGCTCACCGTACTTAGCGAGAATGTCTTGCTTGACCTTAGGTGGAATAAAACGGAAATCGATGAGATTGGTATTGCGAACGAACCACCGAGCCTCATCAGCATTAGCACAAAAGTCCTTCGGGGCCTTGTGCAGATAGTCAGGCATGTGTTTTTCCATGATCGACTTCTGCCGCACACCTTCGGCCAGACAGTTATCTTCTGAACGAAAGTTGGGCACACCATCACCAACGTCACCACGAATGATATGCTCGCGCAATGTCAGTTCGGGATTCTTCACCTTAATCCACTTCTTCAGGATCGGACTGTATTGCTTCACGTTAGAGAACCGCTGTAGCTGCGCGAAGTCCTTGTCACCAGACAAGATCAACACGGGCTGTGGTGTACCTTCATCAAGCGCGGTGGCACCAACAAGTTCGTTGGTGGTGTAATACTCACATAGCACCGCAATTACATCGTCCGCTTCCGCGCCCGAAATACTCAGCACGCGATACGGAAACACCTCCTCCAATTCACGCTTGAGGTCATACAACGAATCGAAGATCAGGTCCCAATTGGTGGCCGACTCTACGCGATCAGCATGACGCTTCGCCTTGTAGAATGGGAAGTAATCCTTACGCCAGGACTTGTTGTCAGTGCAGATGATCAACTCGCCAAACTCATTGTGGAACTTCACACGATGGGCGCGTAGAGCATTGAGGATGATATGACGCAGCAGCGGCACATCCTCTGCCTTGAACTTCGCGACCTCTTTCGGGCCCATCTGGGCCATCAGACTAGAGATTGCGATTTGATTGAAGTCAACAAGAATTGGCATTATGTGATCTTATGGTAAGACGGTTTAGAATGGTGGTGATCGCAACACGGGTGGCCTTCATTCGCCTTCACCCTGACTGCGCGATCATCCCACAACTCAATCATCGCATAGTCTTTCGTAGAAGTCACCTCTAACACTTGACCAATGTGTTCATGACACCATTTTTGGATATCGGGGATCACATCGTCGTTAGTAGGTGGCGACACTCTGGCAGTCATGATCTTTACTTTGTGTCCAGTGCGCAGCCACTCTTTGACTCGGTCCACCATGGGTTGAATAGGCTTACCTATGCTATGGTCACCAGGCTTCCAACCGCTATACTCGGCAAGTGTGCCGTCTAGATCGACGCCGATCCAACCATGAACGTCCCGCGCAACTGGTTCTGGTTTAGGCTCTGGTGGGCAAAAGCACCAACCGCCATACGGCATTATGTCATCATGACCATAACGGATGCGGATATGCCTGAAACATTTTTGGCAGACGTAAGACATTAATATCTACTCCAACTCTTTCTGAATTGCCCTATAGACTTGATTCGCAATCAAGACTGAACCGGGCCATCCATGCCAGTTGGAATAAGATTCCGGGATGGTCTCTAAAATTGCCTTGTTGATAGCGTCAAGCAGATCCTGCGAACTGCGATCTAGCAACATTTTCTCTAGATTTGTCACTTATTTTCTCCTAATCACCAATCATGGCTAAGGTTTGCTTAATCAATTCTTCTCTGCCGATACCATCGACAGCTGGATCAACCCATGCAGCAAGCATTCCTCGCAAAGCAAGACGCTCCTCGCGTTGCTGCCTAATAACCGTTTCCGCGGTGTTCATTATCTCATGAAGGCGGCTAACCTCAGCATTCAACTCTTTCACCTTTGTGAGAGCCAGAATAGCAAACTCACGCCATTCCTCAATGCCCTTATTCTCCCACTCCAGATCCTCGATGCGGCAGTTGGCTTCCTCCAACAGCCGCTCAAGGGTCATGATCTGATCACTCGCTGAGGCACCGCGAGTATCGTAATTGTAGAACCCTCTACTCATTGCTTGCCCTCCTTCAGCGCGGCGTCGATGTCTGCAATGATCGGCCACGGCCATTTGCAAGAAACTAGGCAATCACGCGCGTTCGAAAGCAGCGTCCGCAACGCGGCGTTCTCTGCTAGTAGTTCATCGCGATGGCGATCTGCCTGCGTCAGCAGCGCGGCGTTCTCGGCCCGCCGTTTCGCGTCCATCCGTAGCTGCGCGTCACGTTGCCGAATCCGATAATCCCCTTCATCATCGTCGCTCATTTCTTCCCTCCCCACAGCGCGGCGGCGATGCGGTCGCGCAAAGATAGCCATGTCGCTGCGCCGTCGCTGCACATATAGACCACGGCGCGTTCAGCCTCCGCGAGCAGCGCCCGCAGCCGTTCAATATCGTCGGCAGCGACGTTGCACATCCAATCGCCCCAATAATCTCCGGCGATGTTTCGCGTGTGCGCTGCCTTCTCGCGCATGACCTCAACAATATCGAAACCCATTTATGCAACCCTCAACAGAACCGTGTCTACGCTAATGCGTCCGTTAGGCGTGTACTCAACCGCCTTGACCTCATCCAGCAACTTGCGCAGAGACACCTTGCCACCGTCAACGACCTTCGGCAGAATCGCCTCAGGCTTGCGAAGCCGCTTTTGCTTCGACGTTTCGGTGTCATAGTTAATGATCGTGGTTCCCTTCACTCCGAGACCTTGCGGGCCAGTTGCACGATACACAGCAAGCACGCGAGTCTTAGTGTTGAACGTCCACAGTTGATCAGCACCGATCACCTCGGCAGGTACCACCGACTTGATCTTGAAAGCATCGTCGGAGGTCTTGTACTTCATCTTCGCAACTTGCACCGACGCTGGCTTGGCCTTGCGTTGACGCGGAGCACGATTGACCTTCTTGAATTGTCCGTAGTCAGCGGCTTGATTCTTGATTG